GGAATATAACACCAATGGCAGGTGTAACGGGTAGCGCCCGTGGTTACAGGTTCGATTCCTGTTGTTCCGACTCTCCGCTTATGCGGAGGTACCTCCCCATTTTTTGGCATCTGGCAGACATTACGCGCTGCCGGGTGCTTTTTATATTTGCAAATTGTAAAAAATTGGGATATAATCAAAGAAAAATGTAGGAGGAAATAAATGGCTGCTAAAGCAATAAGAGCTGTTGGAAAAGTTATAAAAGATACAACAAAATTTCTAAAAGATTCTGGAAAAGGAGAATTAGCAAATGATCTTTGGAATTTAGAAACCGAAATGAAAAATCTTGTAGTTGAAAATCAAAAACTACAAGATGAGAATAAAAAGCTTCATGAGGTTATTGATAATGTCAAAGTAAAAGAATTTAGGGACAATTGTTATTATTTTGATGGTGAAGGACCTTTCTGTTCTACTTGTTATGATGTTAGAAGAATAAAAGTAAGAATGGTTGAGCGAAATAACAATGCAGGATCTATATATAATAGGTGCCCTGAATGTAAAAATGAGGTTTTTAAATGTGAGACTGATGGACCTGTTTATTATGTCTGAATAAAGTTTGTTTATTGAAAAACGAAGTTTAGGGAGAAATCAAAATGATAATTGAAACAAGTTTTGAAAGACCAGATGGATATAGAGAAAATCTTGAATATAAAATAGCAGTATATGTGAGGGATAATAAAGAAATTCCTTTACACATTAATAGATTTAGCGATGAAGAAGTTGAAAATATGGTTGTAAGAATGCGTGACAGTTTTGTCATTACAAATTCTTATCAAGTGGGGAAAGGTGAAATTCCATACTTAGATATGGAGAGATTTAAAAAAGAGTTTGGATATTATATGTAGAGGTGCTTCGGCACCTCTTTTTACGTATATAAAACGACCCAGATAGGAAGGTGAGGTGATGAGCAATGGACGTGAAAACTTAATACCAAACTCCGAAAGAAGTCCGGAAGAACTTCGCAGAATGACATCAAAAGGTGGGAAAAAATCAGGAGAGGTAAGACGTCGAAAAGCAAACTTTCGTAAGACATTAAACCTGCTGCTTACCGCCGAAATAGATAGCCCTGAATGGACGCCAGTTCTGGAAGCCCTGGGTCTTGACAGCACCCTAGAATCCGCTGTTAACGGAGCCATGATCAAGGAGGCTCTTTCGGGCAATGTAAAGGCTTATGAAGCCATTGCGAAGTATGCCGGGCAGACGGCGAAGCCGGACGAGGATATCCGCAACCGTGAGGCTGACACAGAGCTGAAACAGGCCAGAAAACAGGCTGTCACTGGCGAGAATGAAGCAGATGAGGCATTAAGTAAGCTAGATAGGATATTGAAAGAGGTACGTGACAATGCAGTTAAGCAGGAAACAGAATGAGTATATCGTGAATGCAACGCACCGGTGGAATATTAAATCCGGGGCTGTTCGTTCGGGGAAGTCTTATGTGGACACGGCATACATAGTGCCGGCACGGATCCGGGAGAGAGCAGGAGAGCCAGGGCTGACTGTGATTCTTGGTGTATCCCGGGAAACGGTTGAGCGAAATGTGCTGCAGCCAATGCGCGAGATATACACAGACCGCCTGATCGGAACGATTAACAACCGTAATATTGCCAGGGTATGTGGAGAAGATGTCTACTGTTTAGGCGCAGAGAAGATTAGCCAGGTTGCAAAGATACAAGGCTCCTCAATCAAGTACGCATACGGTGATGAGGTCGCAAAGTGGAACCAAGAAGTATTCCAGATGCTGAAATCAAGGCTAGATAAGCAGTATAGCTGTTTTGACGGGGCGTGTAACCCCGAGAGCCCTACGCACTGGCTAAAACAGTTTATTGATTCAGACGCAGATATATATTTGCAGAAATACCGGATTTTTGATAATCCGTTCCTGCCGTCAGAATACGTCTATAATCTCTGCAAAGAATATGAAGGAACCGTCTATTATGATCGCCTGATTGAGGGCCAGTGGAAACGGGCAGAAGGATCCATATATCGGAAGTTTGCAGATGCTCCGAACAGCTTTGTGCAGAAAGCCGACAGAGAGAACATTGCGAGGATAGAGATTGGTGTTGACTTTGGCGGCAATGGATCCGGCCATTCTTTTGTGGCAACAGGAAAATATAAGGGTGGCAGAGTGCAGGCTCTTATGAGCCGGCGATACATGAACAAGGATTATACACAGGGTATTGATGCAAACCTCTTGTCAGACCTCTTCCTGCAGTTTGTGGGAGCCGTCATTGAGAAGTATGGAATGCCGGGGTTCGTCTACTGGGACAATGCAGAAACAGTCCTGGGGCAGAGCATTACAAAAGCCTGCCGGGAGAAGTATCCAAGGGTTGCCGTGCTGCCGGCATGGAAAATACGAATAAAAGATAGAATTGATTATACAGTCCGCCTCATGGGAGCCGGGCTTTTTTCGTTGACAGAGGATTGTGAGACATTATCCACTGCATTGCAGGATGCCGTCTGGGACAGCAAGGCAGATGAGGATGTACGTCTGGATGATGGCACAAGTGATATTGATACGCTGGATGCCTTTGAGTATTCGATAGAGCGTGATGTTGCACAGAGCCATTACAATCCAGTGAAAGGAGGAATTTAATATGTTTCGATTAGCAGCAGATGAAGAGTTAACAGACGAAAAATTAGGAGAGTTCCTCCGGCAGCATGCATATGAATCAACATTCCGGTATCAGCAGCTTAAAAATGCGTATGAGACGGATTACCCGATATTTTACCAGGAGAAAAAGCCGGAGTGGAAACCGGATAACCGTATCGCAGTCAACTTTGCAAAGTACATCGTGGACACTATGAATGGGTTTTTCATGGGACACCCCATCAAGATTGCAGCAGATGAGGACAGTATTGGTAAGTTCGTGGAATTTCTGGATCAGTATAATGACCAGGATGATAACAATGCGGAGCTGTCGAAGATATGCAGCATCTATGGAAAAGGCTATGAAATGTATTACGTAGACGATGCGGCCAATATCGGAATTACATATCTGACACCAATGGATGCCTTTATGATTTACGATGATTCAGTGCTTTGCAGGCCCAGGAACTTTGTACGGCTGTACCTGGATGCTGATAATGTGCTGCACGGCAGCGTATCGGATGAAAGCAAAGTACGGTATTTTACCCAAAAAGGGCGGCTTGTATGGGAAGAGGAGGAAAAGATACATGGCTTTGACGGAGTCCCTGCTACAGAATATGTCGAGAATGAGGAACAACTGGGGATTTTCGAACCGGTACTGACCATGATCAACGCCTATAATAAGGCAATATCGGAAAAGGCAAATGATGTAGATTATTTTGCCGATGCTTACATGAAGGTGTTGGGGGCTTACGTAGATGATGGAAGTGTCAAAAAGATACGAGATAACCGGATTGTCAATTTTACACAAGGGATGCGGGATATTCTTCCAGAAGTGGAGTTCATGAGCAAGCCGGACGGCGACGCCACACAGGAGCATTTAATTGACCGATTGGAGCGATTAATTTTCCAGATCAGCATGGTTGCCAATATTTCCGATGAGAATTTCGGTACCAGCTCTGGAATCGCTCTGAAATATAAGCTCCAAGCAATGAGCGACCTGGAAAAGACCAAGGAACGGAAATTTACATCCGGAATGAATCGCAGGTATAAACTGATTTTCAGCAACCCGGTGTCAAGGATGAAGAAAGATGATTGGGTAAAGCTGCATTATCGCTTCACTCCGAACTTCCCTGCAAATGTCCTGGAGGAAACACAGATTGCACAGAACCTTGACGGAATCGTATCACAGGAAACGCTGTTGTCGGTTCTTTCTGTCGTAGATAATGCGCAGACTGAAATCCAGAAGATTGAGCAGGAGAAGGAGAGGGCACAGGAGACGGCCGCAGAGGATAGGTTATTGGAGAGGTTAAGGGATGAACAGCAAAACGTATTGGAGTCAGCGGGAAGCTAAACAGCTCAAGAATAATATAAGGGATGAGATTCAATATAACAAGAAAATCAAAGAGACCTATGATTACATGCTGGATAATATCCAGAAAGAAATCAATGGCTTTTATGCCCGTTATGCTACTAAAGAGGGGATAACCTTAAGCGAGGCAAAGAAGCGTGTTAGTCAGCTTGATATCGATGCTTACGGGCGAAAGGCTAAGCGGTATGTAAAGGATAAAACCTTCACGAAAGAAGCCAATGAAGAGATGCGGTTGTACAACGCCACCATGAAGATTAACCGATTGGAACTCTTAAAAGCGAACATTGGTCTTGAGCTGGTGGATGGTTTTGACGAATTGCAGAAGTATTTTGACACCACGCTGACAGATCGGACATTGGCAGAGTTCAAGCGCCAAGCTGGAATCCTTGGCAAGTCGGTTCTGAACAACGAAAAGACAGCACATTCCATCGTGAATGCCTCTTACCAGAATGCAAAGTTCTCTGACCGGATATGGATGTACCAGGATATGTTGAAAGCAGAATTGTCCAGTCGGCTAAAAATTGGTCTGATACAAGGGAGAAATCCCAGGGAGCTGGCAAGGCATATCTCTAAAGTGTTTGGAGTGAGCCGGAATAATGCGGAGAGACTTATGCAGACAGAGCTTGCCAGGGTACAGACAGAAGCCCAGAAGCAGTCCTATGAGCGTAATGGCTACGATAAGTATGTATTTATCGCGGAGCCGACGGCCTGCCCAATCTGTCAGGCTCTGGATGATAAGGTATTTGATGTAAAGAAGATGATGCCTGGGACAAATGCCAGCCCCATGCATCCACATTGTCGTTGCAGTACCGCAGCTCATGCTGACCGAGAAGCCTTGGAGACAAGACTTGCCGAAATCGAAGCGCAGGAAATTAAAAGCCAACCGAAAGGTGTTGTAAAATCCGGTAAAAATGATACAATAAAACTAAAGGACATAATTATACACAGGAGTGTTGGAGCAAAGGCTAGAAATTATAAAGCTGTTGATAGGACAACTGGCATTGAGTATGAATTTGTGCCGGGTACCCACATACAGAACGCAGAGGTTTTTGCCGGAAAAGGAACAAAGCACCCACTTCATGGCGGTGTCCCAGAAGGACTTACAGAAGAATACGGCGGTGATGTTTCGAAGTGGCAGCATGCTAAAGGCGAAGGCATATTAGTAGGTGAAGATACAGGAGAAGAATATCCTGCTGAAGTGCATTGGTTCCAGGAAGAATCTGTTGGCAAAGTAAAATTTAAGGTAAAGAGGTGGTTGGATGAAAGTTAAATATCTGGGGAAAACTGAATTTTTGGTATTAACTCATGACAAAGTATATGAAGTTCTGGCCACTGAAAAGGGCTGGTACCGCATTGTGGATGATTCCGGGGAGGATTATTTATATCCCCCGAAGTATTTCGAGATAATTGACCAATAGATAGCATCAGTCGATAATGGCCGGTGCTATTTTTGTACACAAATTTAAGGAGGTGTAAAGGACGGAAAAGAACGAAGTATTAGACTTGGGATGTAAAATCCTAAAAAGTGTAAAAATCGATGATACCGAAAGCATACAGGTTAATGTAACTGACTATGATGATGGTTCAAGGGCAGTATCCATTGAAATTATCTATCCACCGAGCAAGGCTTGAAAGGCGGTGATCCGGCAATCTGCCACCGGACGGGCAATGTCCGGAGAATAGGAGGTAACTGTAATGGACTATACAATTGATCTCAGGGTTGACACCAAGGAAATAGATGATGCTATAGAAAAAGCGAAGAGACTTGTTGAGCTTTTGCATGAAGCCCAGCAAGCCATTACATCGCTTTCAGGATCATCTGAATTAGAAGCCTAATTTCTTTGCGGCATACTGTTGACTTGCTTTGCCTAGCATATCCTTCCAGGTGCTAAAATTAGTGCTTGTAGCAATATGCTTGTCAAATTCATCTTCGGGAATATTTTTAAAATCTTCCTGAGATTCAACTTTAAAGCCGCCCGCATTTAACAACTCGTCCATAGAAGAAAAGGATGTGTATTTTTTCATGAAAGATGGTGTAAATAACTCACCAAACGGTACACTGTGAGTCCCATCTAATTCTTTTGCACCCTTTTCCATTTGCTTGAGCTGTTTTTCAAGTTCGTCAAGCCCTTTTATCTTCATTTTCACAGAGAGGCCTCCTTTCGTATGTACTCGGCTTTAGCAAGCCTGTAAGTACATTATGGTGGAATCGGAAGAAAATAGCAAGATGAAAGAGAATAGGAGGTAACATGATTAATGTAAGCGTCCAAAAGGACGAAATCAGAGTGCTTGGTCACTCAGGATATGCCCCACCAGGACAAGATATCGTGTGTGCCGCAGTATCCACGTTAACGCAGGGCTTAATCGCATCCATAGAGGGGCTGACAGGTGATAGGCCAGATTACACAATTGCGCCGGGCGTATTCATTTTAAAAATTAAGGATTTGTCAGAAAAGTCAAAACTTCTGGTAGATTCTTTTTTTCTGGGCATTTGCGGTGTTGCAAGTACCCATCCAGATTATGTGCGACTTGTTTAAAACTTGTCCGAAATTGACATTAAACTACAGTGAACGCTCTGGGCACTAAGTGAATGGAGCGGGCACGGAAAGGATTTTATGAGAAATAGAATTTATTTAGAGATGAGAGAAACAAAGAAGCCTTTTGATCTGCAGCTATTCGCAGAGGGAGACGGAGCTGGGGCCGGTGACGGTAATGGCGACGGAGACGGGGCAGGTGCAAGTGGCGGAACAGAAGAGGAAGGTGGTGCAGGAACCAGAAGTGGTAACGGCAACGGCCCGGTATCATTTGACAATTTCCTGAAAGGTGAAGGCAATCAGGCGGAGTTTGATCGCCGGGTGCAGAAAGCAATTAACACAGCGGTCACAACCGCACAGGAGAAGTGGCAGGCATTGACGGATGATAAGCTGTCCGAGGCTGAAAAGCTGGCGAAAATGACAAAGGAAGAGAAGGCCGAGTATAAAGCCAGGAAACTCGAAAAAGAGATCGCAGACTTGAAGCGGGCAAATGCTCTTTCCGATATGTCAAAGACAGCCCGGAAGATGCTTTCCGAAGAGGAGATCACGATTCCTGATGAACTCCTGTCACATCTGGTGTCAGACGATGCAGCGGACACAAAGACAGCAGTGGAATCATTTACGAAGCTGTTTAAAGAATCTGTCCAAGGTGCCGTCAAGGACGCTTTAAAGGGCAATCCCCCGAAAGCCGGAACAGGTGGAAAGGGAACAGTAACCAAAGAACAGATACTTGCAATCAAAGACCGTGCCGAAAGACAGAGAATGATCACAGAACATATTAATTTATTCCAGTAAAGGAGATAAAGAACATGCATACAAAGAAATTTGATTTACAGTTATTTGCAGCGCCGGCGGGGATGACCGGCAAAGCGCAGATCACGGTGGCAGCCAGAGAAATTGATTTTGTTACATCCTTCTCCAAAAATCTGCAAGCCCTGACGGATATCATGGGCATTTCCAGATTTATCAAAAAAGGGAACGGAACCACCTTAAAGACAAAGAAAGCAACCGGCACTTTAAAGAGTGGGACGGTAGCCGAGGGCGAGGAAATCCCGCTTTCCCAGTTTGAAGTAAAAGAGACACCTTACGATTCTATTGATATTGAGAAATATCGAAAAGGTGTGTCTGCCGAGGCTATTGCAGAGCATGGCTATGATGTAGCTGTTGCCATGACAGACGAAGAGTTCAAGACAGAGCTGCAGGATATCGTACTGAACCGGTTCTACGACTTCCTCAAAACGGGAACTCTGACATCTACCGAAACGACTTGGCAGATGGGAATCGCAATGGTGATTGGAAAAGTAAAGGACAAGTTTAAGAAGATACACAGAACGGCCACAGGCGTTGCTGTGTGGGTGAATACTCTTGACCTGTACAAGTATGTCGGTGCCGCACAGATCACGATCCAGACCGCTTTCGGTATGGATTACGTGAAAAACTTCCTAGGGGCAGATGTCGTATTCATTTCGTCCGAATTGGAAGAAGGACAGATCATCGCAACGCCTATTAATAACATCATTGGTTATTATGTAGATCCAGGTGATTCCGAGTTTGCGCAGGCAGGACTGCCGTACACCACGGATTCTGAAACTGGACTGATTGGATTCCATACCGAGGGCAATTACAGCCGTGCACTGTCTGAATCCTATGCAATTATGGGCTTAAGGCTCTTTGCAGAATATCAGGATGCAATTGCGGTGATTACGGTGGAAGAACCAGAAGCACCAGTAACCCCGTAAGCGAGGTGATTAGATGGCAGCACTTGACGATGTAAAACTCCTGTTGGGTATTACTGATACCGACATGGACAGCAAGCTAAACCTGATCATTGCTAATGCAGGGAGACAGGTGCTTGCTTATCTGCCAGCCGATGTAACGACTGTTCCGGATCCATTGCAGTACATCGTGACAGAGCTTGCAATTGTACGCTTTAACCGGATCGGGAATGAAGGTATGGCCAGCTACAGCCAGGAGGGAGAGAGTATTACATACGGGGATGATATTGCCCCGTATCTCTCCGCAATTCAAGCATGGCTTACTATGCAAGAGAGTAATAAGAGAGGGGTGGTGAGGTTTCTGTGAGGTATTTAGACCGGATCACTTTCGTGCGGCTTACACCCGGTGGCTACGATCCGACACTGGGCGAGGATAAGCCACAGACAGAGATCAAGACCACGTTAGATGTCAGCATTACAGACTTAGGCACCGATCGGGCGCAGGCACTCTTCGGGGACTATAAGAAAAAGCGCAAGGTCATACGACTATTGCGTCCGTACAAGGAGCCATGGGACTACCTGTATTATAAGGACGTTAAGTATCAGTTCGCCAGTCACACGGACCTGAAGGGAAAACAAACCCTAATCGTGGAAGAGGTGAAGCAATGAGCAGTGGGTTAGAAATCAGGGGCATCGATAAGCTGATGGCGCACCTTAAAAAGTGTGCTACCTTAGAAGATGTTAAACAAGTTGTCAGGGTTAATGGGGCAGAGATGCATCAGAAAACCCAGCGTTTCGCCCCGGTCGATACAGGCGCATTGAAACGTAACATACGTCTGGATATTGAAAATCAGGGTATGGCAGCCAAAGTTACCAGCGAGGCAGAATATGCGCCCTATCAAGAGTATGGTACCCGATACATGGCTGGAACACCACACGTACGTCCTGCTTTTCGCATCCAGTCTGCAAAATTTAAAAACGACATGCAAAGGCTGGTGAAATGATATGAAGCAACCAGACCAGCAGTTTTACGATGCCTGTTTTCAATTATGTCTAAATAATCACTATGACACATACCCATATAAACCGCTCGAAGATGTGCCCTATCCCTTCATTGAGGTTGGCGAAGCAATATTGATACCGAGGGCTACCAAAACAGCGATATTGGGTAGCGTGTCCTTGACTCTGCATGTGTGGGGGGAGGGCGGCAAGCGCAAACAGGTATCGGATATAGTTAACAAGCTATTAATGGAAATTAAAGGGATTAAGACCACAGAGTCATTACGGTGGTTGACCCCCTTGAATCAATGTAACTTACAAATCTTGCAGGATACGTCCACCGGAACCGCTCTATGGCACGGCGTGTTGGATGTCACTGCGCAATTTTATTAGGAGGTAAACATGCAAACACCTATTTTCGGCAAAGAGAAGATTTTAAAGTTCCGCCGATACGAAGATGCTGCAACGAAAAAGGCAGCAAAGCTGGCACTGCAAATTGAGCATACCATCACGTATGACACCAATGCAGACAGTCAAATGACAAAAGACGGTCCTATCAACTACGATGGCGGGCTGACCACATCGATTGAAATTTCTGCAATCTCCACCAGGGATGAAGTTAACGAGATGTTGCGGCAGAGCGTGCTTAAAAGGGAACTGCTTGAGGTCTGGGAGATTGACCTGGGCAATAAAACCACAGATAACAAGTACAAGGCAAAATATGGTCGTGGACGCTTGACGGAATGGGAAGACCCGGCGAACGTAGAGGAAGCCGCACAGTTCACGACTACGTTCAACATCGATGGAGAATTGCAGGACGGTGAAGTGACATTGACCCCTGACGAAATCGCTACGATTCAGTATGCGTTCCAAGACACAGAAATCGAATCTGGCAGCTGATTAAGCAAGGGGCGGCGTATTGTCGCTCCAATTTTATGGAGGAAACTATGCAGATTAAAATAAATGGTATTGACCATACTTTGAGATTTGGTCTTAAATTCATCCGCGAACTGGACGAAAAGTATTATTTTGAAAAAAATGGCGTGAAGTTCGGCGCAACGCTTGAGGACAGAGTGCCTTTGATATTTTCTCACGATCCGGTGACGCTGGCTGATTTTCTCTACTCCGCAACCGCAACTGAGGACAACAGACCTACCAGGGATGAGGTAGACACCTATATTGAAGCATGCGAGGATATCGATAAGTTATTCGAGGAGGTGTTAAGTGAGCTAAAAAACTCGAATGTTACCAGGAGCCGAGTGGAACAGATGGAGGCGCTTCTGAACATGATGAAGGAAATCCAGGAAGAGGAGAAAGGCAAGAAGCCGAAAAGTCCTCCAAAGAAACCTACGAAGAACTGATTGTTAACTGTTTCCGGCTGCTGGGAGTAACAACGCTTCGCGAAGCCGAGGAGATGAGCCTGTATGAATATCGCCTGCGGTTACAGGGTAATCTCTTGAAACAGGTTGACCGGGAATACGAGCTGCACCTGCAGGCATGGCTGATGCGAGAAATTAAAGCGGAACGGGCGATAGGCAAGGATAAATCAGAGCTGGTATACAAACGGTTTGATAAGTTTTTTGACTACGATGCACGGATTTCCAAAGTAAAAAAAGCCGGCGGATTTA